CGAACGCGGACGCCGCCAAGCAGTCCGCTGCCGCCCGTTTCGACGGCGACGGCCTGGCCTGGCTGAACGATTCCACCGTCACCGAAGTCACCGCAGCGACCAACTGGGTGGGCTGGGCCTTCCGTGTGGTCATCCATGGCGGTTTCGGTTCGGAGGGAGCTGACCCGGCCTCCGTGACCGTGGTTGGAGACGCGACCGACGACACCATTGATGAGATCGGTGCCGCCCTCGCCGTTGCCCTGAACGCCCTCAGCGGGATCGCCAACGCCGCCTACAACGCCAGCACGAACACCCTGACCATCGCCGGAACCGCAGACGCCCTGGGCGACCAAACCGTGTCCGTGTCCATCGTTCCGCCGGGCGGGGCTTCTTCCATCCCGGCTCTCGTGGGCACTATCACTCATGAAGGACTCGCCGCGGACGCCCTCAGCGTGGTCCTGCCGGCTGACGCCGCGGTCATCCCGAAGGTGTCCGCGGTACTGAAGCAGGTCGAATAACCCAGGAGAACCGTACAAATGTCCACCATTATCCAAACAACCTTCGTTCTGACCGGAGCCCTCGCGGGTCGCACGATCCGCTTGGGCAGTCAGCCCTACGCCTTCGAGAAGGGCCGCTTGACCGTCACCGCTCCGGCGGAGGAGGTCGCCCTGCACGCCCGGTTCCTCGAACGCAATTGGCAGGCTTACCCGGAAGGACACCCAGCACTGAAGGAGGTACCCGATGGCCAGCGTGATCTTCAAGAAAACCCCAAGCCGGACGGCCAACAACCGCTACACGGCGACGTTCAGCCCAACGGGAGCGGGCTTGAAGCCGGTGAGCCGGCACCTGTCGGCGGCGGAAGTGACGAAGCCGAAGCCGGGCAAGCCGGGGGTGTATCCGATGGGAACGGACAACCGGAGGGCGTGACCGAACCGGCGAAGGAGCCGACCGTGGAGCTGAACACCAAGCTCCAGAAGTCGGTCCTGGCTCTGGACCCGGCGGACGAAACCCACTGGACCAAGGACGGAAAGCCCGCGATGACCGCCGTGGAGAAGCTGTATGGCTCCGCCGGTATCACCCGCGCTGACGTGGAAGCTGCGGCCCCCGGCTACAATCGGGAGAAGGCCAAGGCAGCGGCCCAGCAGTAACCTCGAACCACCAGGAGAAGCATCATGGCAAAGAAAGGCACCACCACCGCAACCGCTTCCAAGATGACCAACGCCTCGAAGTCCGGCGTGCGTCACGGGCAGCACTCGAAAAACGTGGTCAACGGCGGCAAGTCCACCGCGGCCCCTTCCGGCCCCACCGCCCCGATCAAGGGCATGGACAAGGGCGGGGTCTGACCCGTGTTCGGCTTCGCCTCCTCCAAGGTCTGGGCCGCGGCGGGCGTCCTGCTCGCCGTCGCCTTGATCGCCCTCGCGGGCTATGGCTTCGGCTATGGTTCCGGGAAGGCGGACGCAACCGCGGAGGCGGCGAAAGCCCTTGACAACTACAAGGAGGAGGTCCGCGCCCGGGAACGGGAGCAGGAACGCCTCCTGGCTGAGGCCAACGACCGGAACCGTGAACAGGAGAAAGCCCATGAACAGCGTGTCGCAGACCTCCGGGCGGAGTTCGCCCAACAGCAAGCGGACGCCCGGGCGCGGGATGAGCGCACTATTGCTGATCTGCGGTCTGGCAATCAGCGGCTGCGCCTCCAAGTCTCCTCTTGTAGTGCGGCCCGATCCGGTGCGGTTGAGTCCTCCCCCGGCGGAGCTGATGGAGCCGGAACAGCCGAACTTGCGCCAGAGACTTCAGCAGCTCTCTGGGGAATCGCCGCGGACGGCGACCGGGCCATCAGGAAACTGACCGCCCTTCAGGCTTGGGCTCAGTCCGCCTTCCAACTTTGTACCCAATCAGAACCGGAGAACCAACAATGAACGCCACCACCCTTCACTTCCTCGCCCGACTGCGCAAGCGCCTCGCCCCGTTCCTGGACCTCACGGCCTGGGTCCTGCTCATCGCCAGTATCGTTCCGCTGCTGCTGATCGACCCGGCAATGGTCGTGACTCTCGCGCAGTGGACAGCGTTTGCCCTCGCGCTGGCAGGGATCACCGTTGTGATCACCCGTGTGGTACTACCCCAGGTGGACCTCACGGAATGGCTCGCGCATGCCCGGGAGGGCTCCGTGGCTGGGGGCCTCGTGGTCCTCGCCGTCGCCCTGACCATCTGCTTCATCTTCCTGGGATTGGTGCTATGGGCAAAAGCCTGATCCACTTCACCTTCGCCGTCCTCTGCTGGGCCTTCGGTTCCCTCGCCCTCGCCCAGGACGTTCGCACCTTCGTCCCGTCCGGGGCGGAGGTGTATGCGCCTGTGTTGGTTGAACGACAACGCGCCATCTGGCCCCGGGCTCCAGAGCCTTGGACCCTGGCCGGACTGATCGAGCAGGAAAGCTGTATCAGCCTCACACACTCCCGCTGCTGGAATCCTCGGGCGGAGCTGCGGACCTCGCGTGAATACGGGTTCGGGTTCGGCCAAATCACGGTAGCCTATCGCGCGGACGGCTCAGAGCGGTTCAACAAGTTCGAGGAGCTGCGCGCGGCCCACGACTCCCTCCGGGGGTGGTCTTGGGCGGATCGACACAACCCGGGCTACCAACTCACGGCGGTGGTTGAGATGAATCTGGCGCTGTGGCGGAGGATCGCCGCGAGCCCGGGGGAGACGGTTCAAGACCAATGGGCCTTCGTCCTGTCCAGCTACAACGGGGGAGTCGCAGGCCTCCTCCAGGACCGGAGGCTGTGCGCGAACACTCGGGGTTGTGACCCGGGCCGGTGGTTCGGGAATGTCGAGAACACCAGCTTGAAGTCCCGCGCCCCCCAACCCGGCTATGGGAACCGCTCCTGGTTTGAGATCAACCGAAGCCACGTGCGGAACGTGATGACGCTCCGCCGGGATAAATACCAAGCATTCTGGAGGACGTGATGACGCTGATCGTCCAAGACAATTCGGGAACCGTAGTTGGGGCCAACGCCTACATCACGGTGGCGGAGTTCAAAGCCTACCACACCGACCGGGGGCAATCCTACGCGGGCCACGCTGACTCGGACATCGAGACGGCGATTGTGCGCGCAACCGACTACCTGGACCAGCGGTTTGTATTCGTGGGCAAGCGCCGTCTCGGACGGGACCAAACCACGGAATGGCCCCGGACGAATGCCTGGGACCGTGACCGCCGGTATGTGAACGACATTCCGCCGGAGGTGAAGGAGGCTGCGGCGGAGTATGCCTTGCGGGCCTTGACCCAGGTGCTTAATCCGGACCCAGACCGTGACCCCACGGGGCGTCCGATCCACTCCAAGTCGGAGGCAGTGGGCCCAATCAGTGAGTCCGTGACCTACGCCTATGGCGGGGCGTACACCATGCCCGCCTATCCGGCGGCGGACCGGAAGCTGGTGAAGGCTGGTCTGGTCCGTTCCGGCGGCAACGTGGTACGGGGGTGACGCATGGCCCGGTTTGACTCCGCTATCGCCCTGGCGAAGAAGCTGATCAAGAAGAACGGCCAAGCCGTCACCCTCCGGGGCTTCACGGCGGGGTCTGCTCCCGATCCGGACAAACCTTGGAAGCCGGGCGCGAACTTGCCCAGCAACCAGTCGATTGAGGCTGTGTTCCTGGACTATGAGCAGCGGTATATCGACGGGGAGACGATCCGCACCGGGGACCAGCGCGTGTTTATGCCGGCGGAGGGGCTGACGACTCCTCCGGAGGTCGAAGGGCTTGTGGTCCGTGGGGCGGAGCTGTGGAAGATCATCGCCGTCAAGCCTCTGAACCCGAACGGACAAGCCATTATGTATGAATTGCAGGTGCGCCAATGAGCCTCCCGACCTTTGAAACCGCGCGGGACGAAATCCTTGGGCTATTCCGCACCCACTGGAACGCCCAGACGCCTGCCTTGAACGCGGGCCAGCCGATCCGGGTGGAGTGGCCGGGGGTCGATTCCCAGAGCGCCCCTGATCCGGACAAGCCCTATGCTCGCATCACCGTTCGCCACGCGACCTCGCGCCAGCTCACGCTCGCCCCGCCGGGGCAGCGCCGGTTTTTGCGGCCCGGACTGGTGACCATTCAGACTTTTGCGCCGGTTTCTGCTGGGGGTGGCTTGTCTCTTGCTGAAAAACTCGGGATAATCGCCCGGGACGCCTTCGAGGGGCGAGGCACCGCGAGCGGCATTTGGTTCCGCAACGCTCGCATCCAGGAGATTGGCCGAACCGGGGCTTGGCAACAGTTCAATACCGTTGTTGAGTTCCAGTATGACGAATTGCGGTGAACCCCTCGCCACTTGATATAAGGAGCTGACCATGCCCAACAAAATCGACTCGAACGTGACCGGCCTCCGGTACGCGGAAGAACAAACCATCCGGACCCTTCCGGGGTCGCCGGTCTGGCACGCGCTGGAGCCCAACGGCTACAATGACTTTGGTGGTCAGATCAGCACCAT